CTCCAGTTTAAGACATTGGTTGTCTGGGATGTTTTTTGCTAAGGTGACACTGTCCCGGACACCTCCCCCTTGAGTGAGAATTTATGTTATAAGGTTCTCGCTCATGCGAATGACCCACAAATCCATGAAAGTAGCTGATGTCGGGAAGGTAGCTCCACTTAATACTACGTAAGAGTTCGCTCCTGAGACGGAGACATAAAAACATAATATTAGTTCATTCGTGGTAGTCGAACCTGTCGATACAGTGGTTGCGGTGTCGTTCACCCAACACGTCAACAATGTGCAATTTGTCGGGGTAACGGTTGGCGCGGTCGTAGATACTGATGATCCCTTGACTACGTAAATTATCATATAATAACCCAATGCTGCAGCAGGGAAATTAATCGTTGTTCCTGATGATAAAGAGGAACCCAAATTTGAGCCTGGTTGAAGTGCAGTTGTTGCACCAAAATATAATGAGGACGTCGTAGGTGACGGTCCAACATAATGGTCAGCAAAATTAAAAGTTGCTGTGTTTAAGTAGGGTTTACAAAGGGTAACATCATATGTGACCCAAAGTGATCCAATATTGACATTGGTTCCCTGTAGCCCGGAAGTAGCAATTTGAAAATTGCCTAGATCATAAGTTTTTATGTCTAGATTACTTGGTAAAGTACCAGATCTTATGTAAGATAAGAAAGTTGGCCTTTGTTCAGCCGAGCATTCTATTGCATGAATAATAGATTCCGCAGGCTTTGCAAAATTTGAAAATTCAGTCACCATCATTTCTTCGATGGATGTGAAAGACGAGTTGGCTGCATTATAATCTGTGGCCATTATAGTTTTGCCTAATGCTGTATTCGTTGAATTCAATGCATTGGCAGAAGTAGATACAAATTCAAATATAAGACCATTGAATTTATATTCTTCATAATTAAGTGCTATCGCTGATAACCATGGGAATGTATTATATACCCCTGGATTTAAAGCGAAAGTATCTATATTGAAAGTATTTGCTGAAGACGAGGAGACTATGTCTCCAATGTATTCTTTATGTCTTATTCGGATACAAGATGGTCCGAATGATGGTATTGGGGTGTTTTTCAATAAAGTGTTTTCTTTTATTGTGTAGTTTCCGGATCCTGTTACACTTTTATAAAGGTAACCGAGTCCTCCTCCTAATATTCCGCCGATTGCTCCACCGACTCCTGGAACAATTGAGTTTCCAATGGTAGATCCCAACATTGTTCCTGCTGATACAGCATTAAAATTCGATGAGTTGCGCGCCGGTTTCTGAGGCAATCTTTGAGAGCCTTGATTGTTTCGACGCTGTAATCGACGGGCCTGCTTCTTCTTCTGAACGTTGCGTTTCTTGTTTTTGTTTTGCGGCATCGTTTGTGTGTTTTGTTTTTCTGCCGACCCTTACGTTATGATTATAATTAAATGTATCATAGGCTGTTACATAATTATCATAAAAATGCTTGGCGTCTCCACATCGTAAAAAGTCGAAGACGGGGTCGGTGATTGGATGCATTTGAGTCTGTTTGTCAAAATAATCCTCACAAGCCAATTGCAAATCAATACTTATATTCTGCTTTTGCATTACAAACCAGCGTGTTTCTATTGTTGGTTCTTGGGATATTTTCATATCCCATTTCTCGGATAAACTATCGAGTGCCTCCTGTATTTGAACTCTGTGATAAACATCATCTTTATATATAACAATAAAATCTTTAGTCAAGCGTATGATCATTCGACAGAGTTTATATATTATGGGGCAAGCAGGATATTGATATAGCATACTTAATGCTTTGCAACGCAATAATCCATCTAAAATCTTTTGTTTAGAATGAATATATTTAACTGAAAACCATCCGAAATTTAAGATTACCTTTCGGATGTCCGTCATTACCTGACGGCTGTATTTTTCATACAGCATTCCACAGAAGCTGGCTTCGTTTATTGACTCATATTCTACCATTTTGATGGTGAATCCGATCTCTTGAAACCATTCTGATGTTGGTGTCTTTCCATAAAATGTGAAAGCACCATCATCACCTTCTACTACCCCTTTCAATTGTAATAATTTTTGTTCTTCAGCAGTGAATAACATTATCATCAAATTGGAGAATCCATTTCCCAGTGAAGTTGTCATTTCTCCACTCATTCTGATGGCTACACAATACAAATAGAATAATTTCGATACTAATCGATTTATTCCAGCTACATGACTATTCATAATTGACATGAAAAAGTTATGTATAGGAAGAAATTGTGTCATGTAAGAATATAACCGAAATTCTATATTCTTCATGGTTTCCCTCTCAAAATGTGCTTCAAAGAAGCTATGATCAGTGGCGAGAACTTTACAGCCGGGTTGAGCTACATTATTTTCAATGTAGTCTGGTCTCTCATCTATTTTTACATTTTTAATAAAGAAAGGGTTTTTATAAACCTCCTTCTCTATGGCTTTAATTACTGGTCCTATTAATAATTTAAAACCGTCCGACCTCGCGTTTATACAACGCGGGTATTTGTATTCACTATAACTTTCATCTTTTACGAAAGTCTCAACTTTAGTTGATTCATTAATGAATTTAACAAAATCTTGATATTTTGGATTTTTGTACTTATCGTACAATTGTTGTTTACGCCACTCCGGATAATTAGTTTGACTCAACCAAGTTTCTACCGTGACGTCTGTAGATGGTTGCAAAGGAGTCAAATTATTTTTTAACCAGCGATCAACAAATAGTCCGAATCGTTCATAGAGGTCCGGATTACAAGTTGGGGTTGCAGTGCAGAATCGTTTTGCTGCTCCGCTAATATGTGACCTAATCTCTCGCATGTCTGGGTGCGGGTTCGCTGCACCAACCAAGTAACAGGTCGACGAAACAGAGACAGGAAACCTCTTATGGTCCTCTCTGAAAACATTCTTCCTTTCAATGATCCGTATTTCCTTTTTAATTCTTGACAGTCTTGGTTGAGGGATTTCGCCATAACGGTACCCGTAACTGACCGCTCGAAAGCTACAGGTTGGCAAAAACCCGGAATATTTTCTATGTCACATGGTGTCGGCAATTGACGATTTTCATATTTGTAAGCCTTTCCAATGCCATAAGCGGCATGAACGGTATTATTAATCAAATTTTCGTCTATTTTATATTTATTATAATTAATGCCAGATATACTTTTTGCTGCCATGTGTAATCTTTCATACATTTGTTTATCTGTCAAATTTTCGGCTACGTTGTAATTGGTCAATAAATTAACCAAATACTCATATGATATGATCATAGTTCTATTTACGTTTGCCCATTTGCCAGTAAACCAGCTGTCTCTTCCAAATTTTTTGTAAATGAAATCTTTCAACGAGCCGTTCATCCATTGGGTATTAAACCCATCTTTGATTTCAGGTACTCGTCTCCATGTCATTTCTAATCTAATTGGGTCATTGTGTAATAACTCAGACTTCGCGATAAAATCGGGTCTGAGATCTTGGTGTGGTGATTGCACAGGTCGTGAAAATCTGATAGAGTATTTAAACCTATACCTTTCTTTCCACCAACCCCAGCATGTCACATTATCCAGTTCCGGTAGTTCTGTAGTATAATGGAATTCATATTCCAATAGTTTATTATCCAAAATAGAATTAATATCATTAAATGTCAATTTAGTATCATCACTTATTGACACAATTTGCTTAGATTCATTATTTTCGGATTGATATTCCCATGTGTGTTCTTCTTCTGACGCCACATGGGCTGGTTTTATTGCTTCGCTTACATCGATCTCAGGATTACCACTTTGTGGCTCTGGCTCAACATTTAGTACCTGAAAAACGGGGATTTTTTCTTCCGTTACAGGTTTTTCTATTGGCGCTACATCAATATTTTGAACCTTGACGGTAGAAACCGTTACCTTAGGTTCTTCTATTGGTGCTATATTATCCGGGGGAGTGGAAGACAATGTTGTTAACCAATATTCCGCTTCAACATTTTTTGGTCCATACACAACATCCCATTGATTCGTTTCGGTATTGTAAATAAAATTATCCCATTTCAATGGCCTGTTTGGTTTTGGCCCTGGGATTCTTTTTCTCATGCTTTCCGACCACTTAGGATTTTTTGTGTTTGGTTTTTTCGGTGTCAGTTCACCTGGGTTATTGACAGCAGTTTCCTTCGCTGCAGAGTTGTCACCTAAACTCTTAAATGGGATAAAATATTTTTTCATAAACCAATCTAATTCATGCCTCTGTATGTGTGGAGGCAATAATGTGAACAAATCACATAAGTCATACTGTTCACGTTGTAATTGGATTTTTGAAAATTTTTT